GTGGTTGATAGACGGTTTAAGCGCGACTTCTATTTTCGCCAGTATTCTGAACTGTACACAAAGCTCTACGCTGTAATCTGTCAATCTGAATACGTCCGGCACTTTATACGCCAGCATAACAAGGAAGATTTGACTTTTGATGAGATACCTTTTATCGAAATATCGCCCATAGAACGCGTAACACAAAAAATTAGTCTTGCAGCTGGAGATTCCCCAGAGGTCAGCCAAACAGTAACAGAAATCGAAACGGACATATCTAAGTTCAACAAGAAGCACTTGTGCGACGTGATAATCGAAAAAGGTGAATTTGCGAGTCAGAGGCTTCTAAGGTTAGCAGTTTCTTATCGGTTCGCACACTTCAATTACTCTGGAAACCCGAATGTAAGAAACTCAGGAACGAGCGAAACAGCGGACATAGAGGAGCTTAAGCTAATCCGTGAAATTGTCTGTTGTATCGTTTCTGAATATAATCAACTACGGAAAGATCTGAATATGGATTATGATGAACGAGAACTGGTAAACGGTAAACCGAACACATATATCAAATAGGCTGTACTTTTGATACGCGACGAAGAGGGCATCGCTCCGGCGGTGCCTTTTTCATGCCCTTTTTCGGAGGTGAAAGCTAAGTGGGCATATTTTCTCGACTATTCCGCTCAAGGGATAAGCCGCAAAACCGTGTGGGCAGTGCCTTTTCGTTTCTGTTCGGCGGCACCACAGCGGGTAAAACCGTCAACGAGCGAACCGCCATGCAGGCTACGGCTGTGTATGCCTGCGTAAGGATACTGTCTGAGGCCATCGCCGGGCTGCCGCTGCGGGTTTACCGCTACAGGACCGATGGCGGCAAGGAGAAAGCCGTCGAGCATCGGCTATACTACCTAATCCATAACGAACCAAACCCGGAGATGACGTCATTTGTGTTCAGGGAAACACTGATGAGTCATCTTTTGCTTTGGGGCAACGCCTACGCACAAATCATCCGGGATGGGCGTGGGCAAGTATTGGCCCTCTACCCGCTGCTCCCGAACAAGATGGATGTGTCGCGGTCTGCAAGTGGCGAACTGACCTATACCTACCGCCGCGATGCTGAGGAAAGCCGGATCAATCCCGACAGCGGAACGGTAGTGCTCCGCAGGGACGAGGTACTGCATATCCCTGGTCTTGGCTTTGACGGCCTGATCGGCTACTCGCCCATCGGCATTGCCAAAAATGCTATCGGGCTGGCTATGGCAACAGAGGAATACGGAGCCTCCTTTTTCTCCAACGGGGCTAATCCCGGTGGAGTGCTGGAGCATCCCGGCGTGGTCAAGGACCCCAAAAGAGTGCGGGAAAGCTGGAATGCAGTCTATCAGGGTAGCGGCAATGCCCACCGCATCGCGGTACTGGAAGAAGGGATGAAGTTTCAGTCCATCGGCATTCCACCGGAACAGGCGCAGTTTCTGGAGACGCGGAAGTTCCAACTTAATGAGATTGCCCGCATCTTCCGCGTACCGCCTCACATGGTCGGAGATCTGGAGAAGTCCAGCTTCTCGAACATTGAGCAGCAGTCGCTGGAGTTCGTCAAGTATACCCTCAATCCGTGGGTAATGCGGTGGGAACAGGCTTTGCAGCAGGCGCTTCTCTTGCCTTCGGAAAAGCCCATGTACTTTATCAGGTTTAATGTGGACGGGCTGTTGCGAGGAGACTACCAGGGCCGCATGAACGGTTACGCCACGGGGCGGCAGAACGGATGGCTGTCAGCAAACGATATCCGCGAACTTGAGGACATGAATCGCATTCCCAATGAGGATGGCGGAGACCTATATCTGGTCAACGGCAACATGACAAAGCTGGCTGATGCGGGTGTCTTTGCCAATCATCAACCTAAGGAGGTCAGTACATGAGGAAATTCTGGCACTGGGTGCTTAACTCGGCCGCGGGGCGCACCCTCCATCTTAACGGACCCATCGCCGAGGAATCCTGGTGGGGCGACGAGGTGACGCCCAAGTTGTTTAAGGGAGAGCTGATGTCAGGTTCGGGCGACATCACGGTGTGGATTAACTCTCCCGGCGGCGATGTTTTTGCGGCGGCGCAAATCTACAACATGCTCATGGACTATGCCGGACAGGTCACCGTCAGGATTGACGGCATCGCCGCCAGCGCCGCTTCGGTCATCGCTATGGCCGGAAGCGAGGTGCACATGTCTCCCGTGTCCATGCTCATGATCCACAACCCCTCCACCATCGCCATTGGCGACAGCGAAGAGATGCTTCGCGCTAAAGCGCTGCTCGATGAGGTCAAGGAGAGCATCATCAACGCCTATGAGCTGAAATCCGGGCTATCGCGAGTGAAGCTTTCGCAGCTCATGGATGCGGAAACGTGGATGAACGCCAAGAAGGCTGTAGAGCTTGGCTTTGCCGACAAAATCCTGTTCACATCTGGTGCGGAAGCGCCAGATTCAGAAGAAAGCCTGATTTTCAGTCGCATGGCTGTGGCAAACTCCCTGCTTGGGAAAATCCCCAAGGCAAAACCGAAAACGGGCACCCCCATTGAGTCGCTGGATAAGCGGCTCTCTTTAATTCCCCACTAAATTATCAAGGAGGAAATGAGAATGAGCAAAATTCTAGAACTGCGCGAAAAACGTGCAAAGGCATGGGAAGCAACAAAGGCCTTCCTTGACACCAAACGGGGAGGCGACGGGCTGTTGTCTGCAGAGGACACATCAACTTACGAGAAGATGGAAGCTGATGTTGTGGCCCTGGGTAGAGAAATAGACCGTTTGGAGCGCCAGGCTGTCCTTGACGCAGAGCTAGCCCATCCCACCAACGCTCCTATCACCAGCCGACCGTCCTCTTACGGCGAGGCAAAGAACGGCCGAGCCACAGCTGAGTATCAGAGGGCCTTTTGGAGTGCCATGCGCGGCAAGCGCAGCGGCGATATCCAAAACTCGCTGCGCGTAGGGGAAGATACCGAAGGCGGCTACCTGGTGCCCGACGAGTTTGAGCGCACCCTGATTAAAGCCCTCGAGGAAGAAAACATTTTTAGGCGGCTGGCCAATGTCATTACCACTTCCAGCGGCGACCGCAAAATTCCCGTTGTGGCGTCGAAAGGTACCGCATCCTGGGTTGATGAAGAGGGAGCCATCCCCGAGAGCGATGACACCTTCGGACAGGTATCCATCGGCGCTTTCAAGCTGGCCACCATGATCAAGGTCAGCGAGGAACTGCTAAACGACAGTGTATTCAATCTGGAAACCTATATTGCCAGGGAGTTCGCCCGCCGCATCGGCGCCAAGGAAGAGGAAGCATTCTTCGTGGGCGATGGTGTTGGAAAACCCACCGGCATCCTTGCCGCCACGGGCGGCGGACAAATTGGCGTGACCACGGCCGCCGCGGCAGCCATTACCCTCGACGAAATCCTGGACGTGTTTTACAGCCTCAAGTCACCCTACCGCAAGAAAGCCGCCTTTATCATGAACGACTCGACGGTAAAGGCCATCCGCAAACTCAAGGACAACAATGGCCAGTATCTATGGCAACCCTCCATCAAGGAAGCAACGCCCGACACCATCATCAACCGCCCCCTTTACACCTCGGCCTATATGCCGGTTATCGAGGCGGGTGCAAAGAGTATAGTGTTCGGCGATTTCAGCTACTACTGGGTAGCTGACCGCCAGGGTCGGGTGTTCAAACGGCTGAACGAGTTGTATGCAGCCACGGGACAAGTAGGCTTTATCGCTACCCAGCGCGTGGACGGCAAACTGGTACTCCCCGAGTCCATCAAGATATTGCAGCAGAAGGCGTAGTTTGTCCTATTGGTGGGCAGTTAGAGGGAAGGGAGATGAGCGCAGTGGTCGTCACACTAGAAGAGGCAAAAACGTGGCTCAGGGTGGACGGTGAGACTGAGGACGCGCTCATCGGCAGCTTCATGGCTGCAGCGGAGGATATCGTCGCAGGTATCCTCCGCCAGCCGCTGTCAGACTTTGCGGAAGTGCCGGAGGTTGTCCGGCAGGCAATCCTTTATGCCACCGCCCAGTTCTACGAGCAGCGCGAGGCCCTTGTGACTCCGGTACTGGTAGATACCATCAAGAGGCTGCTCTTTGCTTACCGGAAGGAAAGCTGGTGAGGCCAATGGCTATAGGTAAGCTGAGGCATCGGGTTACACTGCAAACCGCGACCTTGACCCAGGACAGCCTGGGTGTAGTTAGCGAGACATGGAGCGATACCGCTACAGTCTACGCGCAAATTGAGGCCATTTCCGGCCGGGAGTTCTTCGATGCCGCCCGGGTCAACGCTGAGGTAACACACCGCGTCCGCATACGCCATCGCCCAGGTATCGTCCCCGCTATGCGCGTGCTGGCAGGTGACCGCACCTTGGATATCCATTCAGTGCTTGATATAGAAGGCAGAAAGCGGGAGCTAACATTGATGTGCGTAGAACGTGTGTAGAGGGTGAGGGGAAGTCACTTGGCAATTAAGGTCGACCAGTTGAGTAAGGAGATCATGGCTCAACTAACCACATACACTGCTGACATCGTGGAGGGCATGAACACTGCTGGCGAACGCGTCGCGCGTCAAGGTGCAGCCGAGCTTTTGGGCGCAAGCCCAAAACGCACAGGTAGATACAGGCGTGGCTGGAGCGTGAGGGCAGAGCAAACATACAGAGGCCCAATGCGTTTCATTCTGCACAACAAGGAGCGCCCCCGGCTCACCCATCTGCTGGAGCACGGCCACGCCACCAGGGACGGCGGCAGGACACGGGCACAGCCGCACATCGACCCTGTTGGAGATAAAGTAGCGGCGGATTACTTTGCTGCGGTAGAGGAGGTGATCAGGCGTGGCGGCTAGACTGTACGAAATCCTCAGTGCCACCGGTTTGCCGGTGGCGTATTCACACTTTGGGGCAGTCCCGCCTGAGTTGCCCTATATCGTTTATTTTGCTGAAGGTAGCGACAACTTCGCGGCGGACAATACGGTCTATTATCCCCGCACTAATTACCAGGTGGAGCTGTATTCCCTGCGCAAAGACGCCGCAAGGGAGGCTTTGGTTGAAGCGGCCTTGACCGCGAATGAGATATTCTACGACAAGCGGGAGACGTGGATACCCAGCGAAAAGCTCTACCAAGTTGTTTATGAAATTCAGATTTAGGGAGGTGCCTCATGTCGGCCAACAAAGTGAAGTACGGCTTGAAGAATGTACACTACGCCGTGGCCACCGAAACTGGCGGGACGCTCACGTATGCGACCCCCGTGCCCATACCTGGCGGGGTTAGTATTACGCTTGAGCCTAAAGGCGAGAAGGCGGAATTTTACGCAGATGACGGTCTCTACTTTAGTGTAGAGTCCAATCAGGGCTATGAAGGCTCACTGGAAATGGCGCTCATGCAAGACGCTTTCCGCATTGCCGTATTGGGTGACAGGCTCGACCAGAACGAGGGTCTGTTTGAGGATGTTAACGCCCGTCCCAAGCAGATCGCTCTGCTGTTCGAGTTTAACGGCGATGTTAACGCAACACGGCATGTACTGTACTATGTGCACGTGCGTCGGCCTGCGCTGACGAGTACAACGACAGCCGCCGCGGTAGAAGTTGGGACCGAAACGCTGAACCTGATTGCCAGCCCCGCGCCGGGCACCGGCTTTGTTAAAGCCAAACTGGAAGCTGGCAAAACTGGCTATAGCAGCTTCTTCACTGATGTGTATACCTTCGTGTCCCCGACACCGTAGGGGTAATCCGCATGGAGAAAACAATCATAATTGACGGGCGGGCGGTGCGTTTTAAGAGCACCGCCGCTTATTTACTGCGCTACAAGGCCCAGTTTCAACGCGATGCCTTGAAAGATCTGCTCAAGCTGGAGAAAGCGATCAACGTCACGACGGGTGAACTGGAAAACTACGACGCGCTCGACCTCGAGCTGTTCTATAACCTGATCTGGGTGATGGCCAAAACTGCGGACCCTTCCATCCCGGAGCCTGAAGTATGGCTCGACCAGTTTAGCGAGTTCCCGCTGGACGAAGTCCTGCGCGAGACAGTCGACCTCCTGGCAGCGAGCCTGATGGGGACAAAAAAAAAGTAGAGGGCGGGAGCCACGAAGCCGGAGCTAGTCCTGGGCTTACTACGGAAACCATTATGGTGGGGGCGCTGCTGCGAGGATTGACTCTGCAGGACTTTGAGACCCTCACGGTGGGGATGCTCGTTGACTACATCGGGACCTATAATGGCGCCAATATTTCACACGCAAGTTCCAGACACACAGAGCCGGTGAGAGCGCGGCCAGCCAGCCAGCAGGACTATGATCGCTTCTAAGCGCAGGGGGTGAAACTGTGACCAACAAACGCATACGTGGCATAACCATCGAAATTGGTGGGGACACGACTAAGCTTGGCGAAGCCCTCAAAGGCGTGGATAAAAGCGCGAAGGACATTTCTTCTGAACTGCGCCAGGTCGAAAGGTTACTAAAGCTTGACCCCCGCAACGTGGAACTCCTGACGCAAAGAAAGAAACTCCTGGCCGAAGCGGTCAAAACCTCTGCGGAACGCCTGGACACTCTCCGGGAGGCGCAGCGACAGGCCGAGCAGGCCTTTCGCGAGGGCAAGATTGGCGAAGACCAATACAGAGCTCTAACACGGGAAGTCATCGCGGCGCAAGCCGAACTCAAAAGCTTGGAGAACCAGCTAATAGAGGTAAACAACCGCTTCAAGCAGGCGGGAGAGGGCATCAGTAAGTTCGGGAAGGACACGGAGGCCCTGGGCAAAAAGCTCGCGCCCGTTAGCGGTGCAGCCGCTGCCGCCCTTACCGGTCTCGTCGGGCTAACCGTAAAATCGGCGGCTGCCGCAGATGAATTAAACACCCTGGCCAAACAAACGGGGTTGTCGACGGACACCCTGCAAAGGTTCCGCTACGCCTCGGACCTCATAGACGTGCCGCTCGAGACACTCACAGGCAGCTTGACTAAGTTAACGCGCACCATGGGCGCAGCACGAGATGGGAACAAACAGGCCATAACCACGTTCGAGCAGTTGGGCGTGGCCATCACTGATGAAACGGGCAAGCTCCGCACAAACGAGGCGGTCTTCCATGACGTGATTGCCGCTCTCGGAGGCGTGGAGAACGAAACAGAGCGAAACATCATGGCCATGACCCTGATGGGCAAATCCGCCCAGGACCTCAACCCGCTGATCCTTGGGGGTGCGGATGCACTGAAAAAGCTCGGCGATGAAGCGGCTGCGGCGGGGATGATTCTCAGCCAGGAAACCTTGGACGGTCTTAATGACTTTAACGACGAGTTAGATAGAGCCAAGGCCCAGCTGGCCATGACCGGGGCGGTAGTCGGAGCGACCTTCGGCAAGGTGTTATTGCCCATGATCCAGGAGCTGGCCAGGCGAGTGGAACAACTTGCCGCCTGGTTTCGCGGACTGGATGAAGGCACCGCCAGGGTTATTATTACGGTTTTGGCCGCGGTAGCAGCCCTGGCCCCGCTTTTGATTATTATAGGCAAGGTGATTGGCGCCATTGGGGCCATTACCACCTCACTCGGTGCCTTGACTGCGGCGGCGGCTCTGGCGAAAGTGTCCGTAGGTGCGTTCATCGCCATGAAGGTTCTGCTCTTGGCCAAGGTCATTGCCGTCATTGCCATCATCGCGGCTTTGGTAGCGGGCATTGTGTGGCTGATTCGTAACTTTGACGATATAAAGGCGGCTGTGGCAGGATTTGTCGCTGACGCGGGGGTACGGATTACGGCCTTTGGACAGAGTGTCAGAGCCATATTTTCCGGCATCGCTGAGGGAATCCGGGAGCGACTGGCCTGGGCCAGAGATCGCGCCGGTGAAGTAATCCAGGCGATACGAGACAACACGATAGGTCGGCTGGAGGACATGGTAGCGCGAGTCCGTGAGATGATGGGCGGTATTGTGGAAGCCATAGCCGGTCCGATTCGGCGCGCCCGCGAAACGGTCACCGGCATTGTGGATGGCATTCGGGGTACGCTTAACAAACTGAATCCCTTTGCCAGGCAAAGCCCGTCTCTGGTCGACAATATCCGGGCGGGGGTCAAGGTTATCCAGGACGAATATGGCAAGCTGGAGGACTTGCAGATACGCGCACCTGCAATCGGAGGCGCCCAGCCGGTCATGGCAGGCGCAGGTATGGCTGCGGGGGCAGCAACTGGCGCGGGGCCGTCAATCTATAACTCTCCTCTGGTAAATGTACAGAACATGACCGTCCGTAGTGACACAGATATCGACGCCATTAGCCGTCAGCTGCATCGCCATATCCAGACCAACACCAGGGCCAGGGGAGGAAAGTAAACATGGGCGGTTTTACTTTCGCCGGAGAACACTCCTCCACGTACCATGTCCGACTGCTTAAATCGCCGCTATCGATCCTGCCAGGCACGCGGGATAAAATAATCACCCTGTCGGGTCGCCACGGTGCGCTGCGGATGCTGCCTGATTTAGGAGAGCGCCACCTGAGCCTCGAATGCTGGCTGGAGGCCGAGAGTATAACAGAGCTGCACGAGCGCGCGGAGCGTGTGCGCGCCTGGCTAAATCCGCTGCGGGGTGAGCAGCAGCTGATTCTGGACAGCGTACCAGAGAAGTATTACATGGCCGCTTACGCTGGTTGGGGTATGGCTGCGGAGATAGTTTCTCAGCAAGGGACCATTGCTCTGGACTTGGTGTGTGCTGACCCGTTCTCCTACGCCGTTGTCCCCGACATAGTAACGGTAACTACGTCATCCTATGCTCACAACCAACGCGGCTCTGCCCCGGCTGAGCCGTTATTCAGATTGCAGGGCACATCCCTTGGCGGCACACAGCGGCTGACTATGCAAGTTGGCACCCAAACAGTAAGTTACATGGGTGCATTGGCCACAGGTGACTGGTTGGAAATTGACTGTGCGGCTAAAACTGCTGTGCGAGTGTCCGGGCAGACGCGGACTCGTGTCCTGCATCTGCTCGAGAAGCCCATCTTCCCGCAATTGGCACCCGGATTCAATTCGCTCGTTGTGGCCGCAACAGGGGGTGCCTCGTGGTCCAGGCTGGAAGTGCACTGCCGCAACAGATGGTTGTAAGGAGGTGTTCTTATGGCGGTAACGCCCTTTAAAAAGATACCCAGTCGTGAGATTTACAGTGCGGATATATCCGGCATTCAGGACGCTATAAACAAGGTTGAGACGGTGCTTAGCATGCATACATCGGCGGCCACCGACCATGAGTTACAGGCCGTGTCCGATCAGGCGGAACCTGCCATGCACCGTCGGATCTATGAAGGGACACTGAGGAACTGGCTGGAGACCCCGGCACCGGTTGTCAGGCGCGGCGGCGATATCGTGCCGCCTGCGGAATATGTCCTCTATGCGGCACAGGGGATGGTAGTGTTTTCTCTGCAGCAGGCCAGTGATGCGGTCATAACGGCTGACTTTACCTACACGATAGCGAGCTCACCGTTGTCGGATCACGCAGGTGCAGGTGGCGCCGTCCACGCGTTGGCGACCCCGGAGACAGCTGGCTTCATGTCTGCGGCCGACAAACTGAGCCTTGATGCACTTGATTACCTGCGTTATCGGCGGGCAGGGCTGTATCATGCCGGTATTAACGCCTCGACGCTGGCAGGTCTCGCGACCTCCGCCAACAATCAGGACATGCTGCCGTTTTATGTGCCGGTGGCCCAGGCTTTTGATCGCATCGCCATCAATGTCACGTCCTTAGCCGCAGGAAACGCGAGGCTTGGTATCTATGCGGATAGCGGCGCGGTGTACCCGGGAGAGCTTGTGCTCGATGCAGGGGTTGTGACAACGGGAACCGTCGGTATCCGGGCACTGACCATTAACCTAATGCTCGCACCGGGGTTATACTGGCTGGCTCGTCTGCAAGACGCGGCACCGGGCCTGCAGGGCCTTTCTCCTGCAGGCATGATTGCGCTGGGCAGCGAGGATTTAGGGATCTCGGCCTGTACGGGATATCGGCTAGCCAGGCCTTACGGAGATGGGTTCCCCAGTTCATTCCCCTCGGGAGCTCCATACATCACAGGTTCCAGGCCAGCTGTGTTTCTGAGGAGTGTGTAAGATGTACAACACTGGCAGAGGCTACAACGCTGGTGAGCGGTATAACATGCTACACGTACCGTGGCAGGCCCCAGCGTGGTTCACCCACGTGGGACACGCACTGCCTGTAGTGGTCGACGGCCAATTACGCCCTATAGCTTTGCTCTCTAAGGCCCACGATATTTTTCTCCATGAAACGCTGGCGGGGGAAGATAGGCTGACGTTTGCTCTGCCCCATCCGGTGCCGGAGGAGTTTGTTGTCGACGCCACTCTGGACTTGGCGGGTAAGATTTATCGGGCCATGATATTGAATCACAGGGAGGATGCAGAGGGGCACCGGTTTGTCGAGGTTGAAGCGTGGGCGCTCTGGTACGACCTGAGCAAGCTCCCCACGCTCCCGGCACAGGAATGGGTGAATGCTCTGGCCTCAGATATCCTGGCCTGGCTGCTGCCCGGTTCAGGCTGGACGGTGGGCACGGTGTCGGTCGCAGTTAGGCGAAGCTTGCGCTGGAATGGTGGCAGTAACCGCCTGGAGTGTTTGCGCGAGCTGGAACGCACCTTTAATGCAGAAATTGTCTGGGATACAGTGCGTCGTACCGTGTCAGTGGTCGCGGCAGGTGGTGAAGATACGGGAGTATTCTTCCTGAGAGGCAAAAACCTGCGTACGGCCGAAGCGGAGACAAGCATTGTTGAGACTGTGCATAGGCTGTACCCCCGCGGGCACCGGGGGATGACCATTGCCCTGGTGAATGGCGGTGTCCCCTATCTGGAGGTGCCAAGCCCCCATAACCCACCGCCGTCTGCCGTTTTACTCGCCGAATCATTCACTGACCCGCACCAGCTCAAGGAGTATGCCGAAGCAGTCTTTGCCACAATGAACACGCCTCAGACCAGTTACATCTGCGGGATTGTGGACTTATCCATGCTCCCGGGCTATGAGGAAGACCGAGTTCGTGTCGGGGATGTTGTAACTGTCCATGATGAAACCGCGGGGATATCTATTAAGACCCGTGTGGTGCGGATGCGTTACAGCGTAGAGAAGCCATGGGAGAGCGACATTGAACTGTCGACGGTTCGGGCAGATCTTTCGCAGGCTCTCAGCCAGGTTGCCCGCGCACTGGATGTTTTTGAATCAGAGGAAAGCGTCCAGGCACGAGACATTGCCCAGCTCATGGTCTTTAACCACCTGCTAAACTCGCGCGCGGATGATGGGTTTGCCTATTGGGTAAACGATGGCTGGACGGTGGACAATACTCAAGGTTTCTCTGGGCCAGCCTCTTTCCGGGCGGTGGGCGCACTTGGTGTATCTAAGACCCTGGCACAGACTGTTTGGCCAGCACATCGAGAGAATTATGTGGTCAGTTTGCGGGCGCAGACAGACAACATCCTTTTAGGTGGGGGCGGCAAGGTGGGGATTGAAGTTGTAGTGCACTACACAGATGGAACCAGCGAGACGCATTTCACATCACTAGTCTAGTTTGGGGGTGGTAAACGTGTCCTGGCAAGACGTAGTATTGCCAATCCCGGCCAGCAAGAGAGTGGCCAGAATAGACGTGCGGCTATGCATGGAAGATGCTCTAGGCGTAGTCCATATGACTGACGTAATGCTCCAAGGTGGAGTCCTGCCCACGCTCTGGAGCGGTCATGCTTCCGAGATACGTTTCTCCTTTGAGCAGTAGCATGGAGAGAGTCTTCAAGGTAATCACGCCGCAGGAAAAAGCAAAGCGCGTAACGAGAATTGATGTCCGGGCGGTAGTGCAAAACGCAACTGGCACTGTGACCCTCACGGATTTGATGCTGCAGGACGGTGCGCAGCTTACAGGCCACGTTCCGGCCACGCGGGAAATGCTGATGAAACTCCGCGAGGATGGACAACCAGCAGCACCCAAGCACTTTAACGCCCTAGTCCGCGGCCGACAAACCCTGATCATCCCTAATAGAGGTGCATACTGGAGTGTGCCGGTCGGTACCCCGGTGGTGACCACGGCCATAGATTTCACCGTACTGGCCAGGACTTCTATCCCTGCTGGGATGGGGCTTTCACACGGCTACCGGACCAGGCAACTTGTGTATGATAGTTCCTTGGCTCAGGGGGATGTAGTCGAGTTTTTGGCGAGCCGACACAGGGTCACCCATAACGGTGTACCGACCAGACACTACTCCGGGGTTCATCACCAAATCGCTGCAGGCAATTCACGCTTTAATGTTGATCTGATAACTGAAGGAGCGCCAGACAGACCCCAGCCAGCAGCAAGAGTCCTGATAGAGATACAGGAATGGGAACTGGCAGGCGGGGGGAAGCGGCTATGAGTAACTTGCGACAACAGGGAAATGGCTTCATGTCATGGACCTTCCTGAAAACAGCACGCGCCATGCAAGAGTGGCTTGACCACGGCGATAAATTTACCCAAATGGGCCTGTTCGATTTTCTTATCCCCGATGACACAGGGCGTATTATCGGCACAGTGCCACAAGCGGATTTAGACAGGGTAACACGATGGCCCAACACGAGATACCTGCTGACCGTTCGCAATGACGGCATCCTTTCCCGCTTCAGGGCCATAGTAAACAACGCAAACGGGGCGCAGGACAAGTTCATCAGCGAACTGCACCGCATCTTGGACGCTCACCCTTACGCCGCGGGGGTAGATATAGACCTAGAAGTTGGCCCCAACGATAACCTCGACGGAGTAGTCTCCCTGGCCAAGCGTATCTACGAGAGCATCAAGTCGAGGCCTGCGCAGCGCTATGTTCACTGGGACCTGCCGCCCATGACGGGGGACGGAGTCCCGTTCTGGGAACGGTGGTGCGATTATCGCCGCATGGAGCCGTACTTTGATTCCTGCGCCATCATGAGTTATGCCTTTGCGTGGGCAGGTAGCGCTCCCGGACCAATCAGCCCGATGTGGTGGCTGGAGCAGGTGTATGACTACGCGGTGACCAGAATTCCGCGGGAGAAGATCTATTTTGGCATCGTGGGCTTCGGCTTCAACTGGCGAATCGACCGGGCGCCCACAGGCTACCGCGGGGCCAGTGGCACATTCCTGGCTTTCCTTGGCTGGCAGCAGGGGCACTTTAATCATCACGCCGCGCAGCCGTTGATACCTTTTGCGGGCTACCATGATCAAGAGAGCCAGAGTCCATATTTGCTCCTCCATGTCTACGATAAGTTAGAGGGCGCTGACACGACGAACACCCTGTCCCCAGCTGTGAGGGTCGCGGGGGCCGTGGGAAACACGAAGCGGAACTATCTCGTAACCTACGAGAAGTCCCCCGTTTATGACTTTTCAGGGGTTATCGTTGACCGCGATGGAGTTAGCTACGACGAAATATCCGGGGCTATGTCCATCGGCGCCCCGTGGATTTCACCAAGGGCGCCACGGCTTGTGGGCACTCCACCAGTTTTAGAGGCGGAGGGGCTGGCCACATATGCGTTCGACTTGCCAGCAGGGGGAAACTATGAGCTTGTCGTCAGGGTAAACGCACCGTGGTTCAACAGTCAGCAACTGCAGCTTTCACTAAACGGCGTCGCCTTGCAGGTCGGCCCTTTCCCCGACTGGTACCCGTTACACAGACGAACTCACTGGATTAGCCTGGGCAATCACGCTATGCAACCAGGGGAGAACGTTTTAGAAATCCACGGTTCTGGCAGCCAACGGGGTACACAGTTCTGGGGTTTTCGTATCTGCAGCAGTTTCACTATGCGCATGGACGGGGGCGGCGGAACGTACACGCTCACACCCCGCCGGTTTAAGGATGTCGGTGGCAACTGGGTCTTGCCAGCGAACTTCATTCTGACACCGGAGGTTTTGCGCCATACACCGGAGCATGCCTGGGTCTGGTATGACGACTTCCGCGCCGATACCGGGGGGTACTATGCCCAGAACGGCGGTGTGTGGAGTATAGATCAGGACCCAAAACGCCGGGTGATGGTCCAATCTGACGCCCTATCCCCAGACGCTCAGGCACACCTGACCTATTACGGGTTTGGTGACCTAAACATCAGGGCCAGGCTGCGCATGACCCAGGGGAACGGCACCATGGGCATCGTGTTCAAAGCCCAAGGAGTAAACGACCTCTATCTGTTCCTTTTGCGTCGCAGCACGCAGACTGCGGAGCTGTGGCAAAGGACTGGTGGGGCCTGGGCAAGGCTCCAGCCTGACGTGGCGCAAAGTGTCGCCCTGAATGCTCTGTACACCCTGCAGATTCGAACACGCGGCAGCGAGCTGCGGTGTTGGGTGGGCTCCACTATGGTCTTTAGCGTATCCTTGCCCTTACCTGCCAGCGGTGGGTTTGGTATACGCACCAGCAATGCCGCTTGCGAGTGCAGCCTGCTGGACGCAGGTAGCCCTTATGTTTACGTACCACAGGAGGCTATAGATGTAACCCTGCCAGATGGGCAGACCGTTACCCATGGACGTATAGCGCGGACAGGGGTGACCTGGCTTGATCCATGGGGGTATTTCGAATATTCGGGGCCAAACGAAGAGAGGGATACTCGGACAACGAGTATCCCTCTCGATTTTGACTACTTTCACACCTCACCGTTCCCGGCATTTGAGGATGACAGGTCAGTAACGATTAAACTCCGTGACCGAGGGGTCTGGCTGACGGACGTGTATCTGGGGGATGCGCTTGGTTTCAGTGTGGCGCACTACTCTGATGCGGAACACTTCGCGGTGCTTAAGAATCTGGCGAAGCATCGCTGGGGCTTAAAGGGGGTGGCATTCTGGGCGTTGGGGTTACAGGACCCAAGAGTGTTCGATGTTGTTTGAGCGATCTAGCGACCCAATAAAAATGAGGAGGAATGAACAAATGTCTTGTCCAGCAGGAGCAACTCCAGGTTTACCTTTAGACGGCCATGTTATCAATCGATTCTGCGTAAATAGAGGTGCCGCTGTCCCAGTGTGGTCGGGATCCTTCGGTCAACTCGATAATGTGCAGATTGGGACACTTGGGACTAACGACTACTTCAGGCTGCAGTGGTCTTGGTTGCGCCCAAACACCTGGGACCCAAACTGGCCCTACGATTTTTGTGTGTTGGTACGCAACTCATCCGGTGTCCTCCAGTGGGGCTTTGTCAACAGTGCATCTCAGTGGCCAGCAGGCTTTGTCCCAGTTGAGGACCAGTTCTTTCTGTCCGAACAAGCGTGGAATGGAATGACGTTAAGGACTTACACCATTCAAAATCGCGGGGCGTTGTTAAGGAACAGGAGTGGGGGCATCATTGAGACCCTCCCTATTGGCTCGACCATAGCAGTCCGAGCCGGTGTCGCAGCTTCAATGGGACAGAGTTGGTGCACGTATTGGCAAGTTACTGCAGTCTTACGGTCAGGGCAGTGGCAATGGGCTGACCAGGCTGGCAGTACCTGGGGCTTTGTCGACACAGGGCTGCCGTTTAACAGGCCAAACACCAGCACGATTCGCACATCACTGGCATAACGACGAAGGCAGAGGTCAGACACTTGTCTGGCCTCTGCCTTTGCTTATCTAAAGCTGCTCCATGAATCTAAGATGCGCCCACGCTGGTCGACATTCAACATTATGGTGTAGATGCCGGATCCGGTGTAAATCTCAATCATCCGCTGATAAACCACATCCTGCGAAACGGGGATGCCAGAAGCGCGGTCTCTGTCATGGTCAAGGGTGGTCTGCACAAGAAAGGCAATCTCGTTTCGCTCTTTTGACCTGCCGAACAACTCCGGCTTGCCATACCTGGCGTCAAGGTAATCAGGATAAGGGTGACCAAGCAAAAAGGCCTCAGCGACCTCCCGGGAGTACATGTTCCCTCCCTCTCCCCAGTTGACGATGGCAGAAAGGCTGACACTGCGTGCCACCTTGATCTGCTCTTCAACGGGCAGATTATCGACAGCAACGCCCGTATAGTCCCTTGCCGCAGTGATTCTGATCACTATGGAAACAAGGGCCGTGAGTACTACCGCTGTCGCTAACACCCAGAGTATTCGTCTCCTTTTGCCCATATTGACCTTCCCTCCTTTACTGGTTATCTCCGCCCTTCATGTTGTGAGTTGTGACCTATTATACCCTATGGCAGGGTGCAAGTAAAGATCTGGGAGTTATGCGGTGCAGTACATTAGAATTCGAAGGGGTGGAAGGCATCCCTGGCCTGCGCATAAATGAAAGTTAAACGGAGGAGTTGTCATTGAAATCTACCATAGAATTGGCGAAAGCTGCGTTTGCCGCCATAGGCGGTTTTCTGGGCTGGTATTTGGGCGGGTTGGACGGCTTTCTCTACGCCCTCATTGCCTTTGTTGTCGTTGACTATCTGACCGGTGTGATGTGTGCGGTTACGGACAAAACTCTGTCCAGCAAAATCGGTGCGAAGGGCATCGTCAAAAAGGTACTCGTCTTCACGCTGGTGGGCCTTGGGCATATCATCGATAGACAGGTGCTCGGGCAGGCGCAAGCGATAAGGACTGCGGTGATCTTCTTCTACCTGAGCAACGAAGGCATTTCTATTTTGGAGAACGCAGCCGCTCTCGGTCTTCCTGTGCCTGACAAACTAAAAGACGTCCTGGCGCGGCTACACGAGCCTAAAGGAGGTACCAGTTGAACCTGCGCCAGCTGATATTCACAAACAACGCTTGCTTCAAGGCGGGCAGAACCATTACCCCGCGGGGTATTATGGTTCACTCCACCGGCGCGAATAACCCGTGGTTGAGACGCTACGTGGGGCCGGACGATGGGTTGTTGGGCATTAATAGACACAACAACCACTGGAATCAGGATCGGTCGGATGGCAGGCTGGTCTGCGTCCATGCCTTTATAGGCAAACTGGCGGATGGCTCCATCGCTACCTATCAGACATTGCCTTGGAACCATCGCGGCTGGCACTGCGGGCGAGGTGTGAACGGAACCGGCAACGACACGCATATCTCCTTTGAGATTTGCGAGGACGGCCTAGACGACTCCGTTTACTTCCGCAAGGTCTATAGCGAGGCGGTGGAGCTATGCGTGTATCTCTGCAGGCAGTATGGTCTCTCAGAGCAGGACATCATCAGCCATTCAGAAGGCCACCGCCTGGGCATCGCCAGTAATCATGCCGACGTAATGCACTGGTTCCCGCGCCACGGTGAAAACATGGACTCTTTCCGCGCTGCCGTAAAGGCCGCGCTGTCAGCAGACACAACTGATGCGCCCATTGTTGCTCCGATCGACGCGCTTTACCGGGTTCGCAAAAGTTGGGATGATGTTAGCTCCCAAATAGGAGCGTTCAGGGTGCTAGACAATGCCAAGCGCTTAGTTGACACTAATCCCGGCTACGCCGTTTACGACAACACAGGGAGTATGGTCTATGGTGGCACCGGCGTCACCGAATACGAGATCTACTCAGTGGTAAAGGGCGACTCTCTCTGGAGGATCGCGGCCGTCAAGCTGGGAAACGGGGCACGGTTTCCCGAAATAAAGGAGCTAAACGCTTTGACCTCGGATATTATCGTGCCCGGACAGAAGCTGAAGATTCCAAAGTAGCCGGATGCATTATAGATAGGCCCCATAGTACGGATTCATGGTCTGTACTGTGGGGCCTATTTTTTTGTTGCACCCAAACCGTCCGATTTTACCTCCTGCGGTGGCTTAAGGCGAAGGCACCTATGGGCCTGTCCTTGAAGGGGGTAACCAAATGACAAACCAGCAGAAAGAGACAATCACACAGCTGCGCAGCATGGGTCATAGCTATGCAAAGATAGCCATGCTCCTTAGCATATCTGAGAACACGGTGAAATCGTTCTGTCGCCGCAACAACCTCGCAGGTGTTGGCAGGGAACTTGCCAGTCAAAATCCAGGCACCCTCTGTCGCCAGTGTAAAACGCTGCTCATCCACACCGCCGGAGCGAAGCAAAAGCGCTTCTGCTCCGACAAATGCCGTATGACTTGGTGGAATGCCCACCCGGAAGCGGTCTCGCGGAAAGCGTTCTATCCCTTCACGTGTGATTATTGTGGCGCTAACTGTGAAAGCTACGGAAACAAGAAACGCAAGTACTGCTCCCGCGCCTGCTACGGCAAATCCAAGGCGGTGCGTCATGAGTAGGGAAGAGGCTATCATTCACTACAAGACAGCGGTAACGGTATTCAGGAGATGGCTTACTGAAGGACTTATCTCTGAGGATGAGCTGGCAAGCATCGATGCGGTAGTAGCCCAGAAATATGGCCTTTCTTCCTCTAGCATATATCGCTAAAGTGCTTGATAACACGGGGGTTTAGAGCGAATATGTGATAGCGAAAGGAGGTCGCTTATGGAGAGGATAATAACACGAAAGCCGCCTAGTTCCCCCTTGTTTCCCCGCAAGCAGAGAGTCGCCGCATATGCGCGGGTATCTAGCGGAAAGGAAGCCATGCTTCAGTCCCTCGCCGCTCAGGTGAGCTATTACAGCGAACTGATTCAGCGGCGACCTGACTGGGAGTACGCCGGAGTCTATGCGGACGAAGCGGTGACGGGGACGAAGGACAGCCGGGTCGAGTTCCAGCGCATGCTTGCAGACTGTAGAAAAGGTCAAGTTGACATGATTATCACGAAGTCTATTTCGCGCTTTGCCAGGAATACCGTTACGCTGCTTGAGACTGTGCGGGAGTTGAGACTACTGGGAGTGGATGTGTATTTCGAGGAGCAGAACATCCACTCGCTTAGCAGAGACGGCGAACTATTGCTCACCATCCTGGCATCATACGCACAGGAAGAGAGCCTTTCGGCCAGTGAAAACTGCAAATGGCGCATCCGAAAACGGTTCGAAAATGGAGAACTGGCCAACCTGCGGTTTATGTTCGGCTACCACATCGTCAAGGGGAAGGTGGAAGTAAACCCAAAAGAAGCTGCTGTCGTGCGCCTGATTTTTGCGGACTATCTGAGCGGCATGGGGGGCAGCGCCATAGCACGAAAACTAAGAACCATGAATGTTCCCAAAGTACGAAAGGGTGAATGGAAAAGCCAGCGGGTGATGGAAATACTCAGAAACGAAAAGTATACCGGAAGCGCACTACTGCAGAAAAAGTATGTAGCAGATCATCTGACGAAAAGGCTGGTGTGGAACAAAGGCGCCCTGCCGATGTATTATGCAGACGCTACACACCCTGCAATCATTGAGCCAGAGACTTTTGAGAGGGTGCAGGTGCTCATGGAGCATAGGCGCAGGCTTTCTGGAGCAAGAGATTCCACTGGCAAGAGTTATCCATTCGGTAGCATCATCCTGTGCGGAAACTGCGGGAAAAAGTACAAACGGAGAGTCAATAAGGGAAATCCAGTCTGGCAGTGCTCTACTTTCTTGCTGATGGGCAAGGCGGCCTGCCATACCAAACAGATACCTGAAGCCATACTACAGGCAGCTGCTGCAGAGGCTATGGGCCTTGAAAGCTTTGATAGGGTTACCTTCAGCGCGGATGTAGCAGAAATCCTAGTGCCTGAGTTTAACAAACTGGTCTTCGTGTTCCGTGACGGTAGAATCAGTGAAAAGGTCTGGCAGGATAGATCGCGGCGCGAAAGCTGGACAAATGAGATGCGCCATGAGGCTCGCGTTAGAGCGAAAGGGAGGAAGTAAGATGGCATCAACGGTAAGGGTTATACCGGCAACCATTGGTCAGCGCTCTCTACATGATGGCTCACCGTCAGTCAAGCGCAGGGCTGCGGCTTATGCCAGGGTTTCTACAGGCAGTGAAGAGCAGTTGACCAGTTACGAAGCACAGGTGGATTACTACACTAAGTACATTAAGGAACGTGAGGATTGGGAGTTTGTCAGGGTCTACACTGACGAGGGAATCAGCGCGACCAACACGAAGAAACGTGACGGCTTCAAGCAGATGGTAGCCGATGCCTTGGCTGGACAGATTGACTTAATCATTACCAAGTCCGTCAGCCGCTTTGCTCGCAACACCGTAGACAGCCTGGTCACGGTACGAAAGCTTAAGGAAAAAGGCGTTGAGGTGTATTTTGAGAAGGAGAACATCTATACTCTCGACAGCAAAGGTGAGCTTCTGATAACGATCATGTCTAGCCTCGCTCAGGAAGAGAGCCGATCCATATCCGAGAACGTCACCTGGGGACAGCGTAAGCGCATGGCGGACGGGAAGATAAGCCTTCCATACGGCCAATTTCTCGGCTACGAGAAGGGTGAGGATGGACTGCCGAGGATTGTAGAATCCGAAGCGGAGATCGTGCGAATGATATTCCGGCTGTTTATAGAGGGTAAAACACCCTCAGCGATTGGCAAGGAGCTTGCCAGCGAGGGTGTCCCCTCGCCAGCAGGGAAGACGACATGGCAAGTGGCCACGGTAAAGAGCATCCTGTCCAATGAGAAGTACAAGGGGGAAGCCCTTTTACAGAAGGGATTCACTGTAGATTTCCTGACGAAGAAGAGAAAGGTCAATGAGGGCGAGGTGCCGCAGTACTATGTGAAGAACAGCCACCCAGCCATTATTGAGCCAGAAGAGTTCGACGCGGTGCAGATAGAGATTGAGCGTCGTAAGAAGCTTGGCAGGCCCAGTAGCTGCCACAGCCCTTTTGCCGCAAAGATTGTCTGCGGCGATTGTGGCGGCTTTTTCGGTTCTAAGGTCTGGGGCTCCAATACAAAGTACCGCCGCACAATCTGGCGCTGCAATGAGAAGTACAAGGGCGAAAAAAGGTGTAAAACTACACATGTCACAGAGGACGATATAAAGCAGCGATTCCTCAATGCGTTTAACACGCTGATAGGCGACCGAGAGGAGTTGCTCGCTAGCTGCCGACTCGCCCAGGGCTTGCTTTGCGACTGCTCGGAGATTGATGCTGAGCTTGTGGAACTGGGGCAGGAAATTGAGGTGGTCGCCGAACTGGCCAGGAAGGCAATCTACGAGAGTGCCCGCTCAGTGGTCAACCAGGATGAGTTCAATGAACGAAACAACAGCTATCTGGAGCGGCACCGTAAGGCCACGGAGCGGGTCGCCGAACTTGAGGGGCTGAGGCGTGAGCGACAGAGTAAGTTCCTGATGCTTGAAGGGTTTATCCAGGGGATAGAGAGGCGCCCGCTGGTTTTGGAAGAATTCGACGAGAGGCTTTGGGCGGTGTCGGTCGAGGTGGTGACTGCATCAATCGAAGGGAAACTGGTCTATAGCTTTAAGGGCGGAACGAAAGTCGAGAGCTAA